AAGCCGCAAAGATGGGGATAACCCCCAACATTCTTGCCCGGATTATCATGAACAAGCATTTTAGTCCGCCGGGCGCTGGATCAAAATCCTATACCATCACCGTTGAAAATTGGCAGGAAGTTGAAGAGTATGTTGAAGCAAAACAACTGGGCAGCGTGGAAGTTTTTATCGGTTTTGCGATGAAGCAATACATGAACAGATACCCGCTTGGGGACGGTAGAAAAGGGCATAAAGGGAAAAATATCGGCAATGCCGATACACCCCGTTAGGCTGTACAGCCTAACGCTATGGAGGGGGATTAAATTGAGGTCAGTGGCAAGCGAAAACAGGCGAAAAAAGCTCATTCAGCTTATTCATGTCGGAAAGGGAAAAATGGGCATGAATGATGAGGGGTATCGGGCGTTTCTGATCGGGGTCTGCGGCAGGGATTCCGCCGCCAAAATGACGATCCGCCAACTGGAACAAGCGCTCAAAGCAATGAGGGGAAACGGCTTTGAGGGACCGCCAAACAGAGTAAAACCGGGAGAACAAGGCAGAGCAACATTGGAGCAACTTGAGTACATAAAGGGAATGTGGGCGGTATGTGCGCGGAATAAAAGCGACGCAGCGCTCACGGCGTTTGTGAAACGGATCGTCAATGTTGATGCATTACGTTTTCTTGACGTGCACTTGGCTCAAAAAGTCATTCTGGCGTTACGCAAAATGATGATAGCGGCAGGTTTTGATCCCGACACTTCGGAGGGGAAACAAAAATGAAAGCAATAATTTTTAAAAACGGCGTGGAAAAAACATATTTGATAAACCATTTTGAAATATCAAATTACAACGAGCCATATATTACCTTGTTCGTAAAGCCGTTCAAAGACCTTTTGAAAGATACTATTAACATTGCCTTAAAAGACTTGCAGGAAGTTTTGATAAAGGAGGATGAAGAAAATGACAGTTCAAGAACTTAATACACTACAAGGGAAAAATATTAGGTATTACCGCAAGAAAAAAAACTGGACACAGACGAAATTGGCAAAAGAAACTGGAATATCGCCAGTTGCGATAAGCGATTTTGAAAACGGCAAGCATATAGTGGGCGGTAAGTCGTGGGTATTAATCGCTTCCGTGTTGGGTATTGAGCCGTGGGAATTATTTTATCCAAATGAGGCGGTTCATGAGTAAAAGAGACAGTTCTCTCGCCGAAGATATGATTATCCTTTGCAGTACCGCCGTGGGGTCGGAAACAGCGCAGAAAGGCATCAGGGCATTGTGTCGGTATTTCGGCGGTCAACTGATCTATGTTCCTTCAAGAAACGATGTCGGACAGAGCGCTGAAAAAATACGAGGCGTTCTTGCCGATGCCGTAGGCGATAAATCGGCAGCGCTGATATTGGAGAAACTGATGCTCCGTTTCGGCGCTCTGCAAGTATACATCCCTCTTGAGCGCTGCGCTTTCCGAAAAATAATCGCCCTTGAAATTTACGAGCAGGCTTATAAAAAAGGTATACCCATAAACGACCTTGCCCGGGAATACAATATCAGCTTTAATCTTGCATATACTCTTTGGCGTGAAGGTCAGAGAGAAAAATATCACAAAACACTTCCTTATCTGCCGTTTTTGGAACTTCAATACAATAATTCTAATTAATGTAAAAACGCCTATTTTTAGTCATAGACTGCTTGCATGGAAACAACAAGCAGTCTTTTTTTATCTCTCAACATTGAAGGCGAAGAAATTCCCAAACGCGTTAAAATCGTTCCTTCCGGTTCGACAGTGAAAGGGCGTGACGGCAGGGAATGGAAAAATCCTGATCCCAAACTTCTTGCGCTTAACTCAAACACACGCCTTCCGTCGTTAGTGATAGACGAAAATCATTCAACAGATTTATCAGCGCCGAAAGGCGGACCGTCTCCCGCATTTGGCTGGATGAAAAATCTTTGCGCCGAAGAGTCAGGCGAAATATGGGCGGATGTCGAATGGACGGAACTCGGACTCAACGCTCTTTCCAAAAAAGAATACCGTTTTATTTCCCCTGTTTTTTTGCATAACAAAGAAGGTGAAATCGCCTGCATCGTTCGCGCCGCGCTCACCAACTCGCCAAACTTGAATCTTCCTGCCCTGAATTCGGAGCAGTTAGAAAATATGAATACGGAGGTTTCAATGAAGAAGGAACTATTAGCGGCTTTGGGTTTACCCGAAACCGCGACCGAAGCGGAAGCGCTTGCGATGGTAAAATCGCTGAACGCCGCAAAGACCGCTGCCACGCCGCAGACAGACAAATCAGCTGTTGATCTTACCGCATATGCTCCTCGCGCCGATTTGAACGCAATGGAAGCAAGGGCGACAACTGCGGAAAAACAGCTTGCCGATCTGAACGCCGCACAGCTTAAAAAAGACGCGGAAGCGGCGGTTGACGAGGCGATTAAAGCCCGCAAGTTTGCGCCTGCAAGCAGGGCGGAATATCTTGCCATGTGCGCGACAAAGGAAGGACTTGAATCCTTCAAAAAAATCGCCGAGGTAAGTCCTGCCGTTATCACGGAAGAACAAGCGCCGCCGAGTACGCCTTCCACGCCGGGAAGCGTATCGCTTAACGCCGAACAAACACAGCTTGCCAAATCTATGGGCTACACGCCTGAAGAATTTGCCAAAATCATGGAGGGATCAAAATGATTATTACCAATCCCGTATTAAACGGATTAAGGACTGCGTTACGTGACGAATTCAAAAGGAGAATGTCCGAACTCGGCGCAAAGTCCATTTGGAAACTGTTGGCGACGATTATCACGTCCAACACCAAAAGCAATTCCTACGGCTGGTTAAGCGCGTTTCCGCAGCTTCGGGAATGGGTAGGCGACCGTGTTATAAAAGACATCGCGGAATCCGCTTACCAGATCGTCAATCAAAAGTACGAATCTACGCTTGGCGTTGAACGTACCGACATCGAAGATGATAACCTTGGACAGTACCGTGTACTGGCGGCGGCTATGGCTGACGAAGTTGAAGCGTTCTTCAACAGAAACATCGCTCTCTTGTTAAAAGAAGGCTTTAGCAATACCTGTTATGACGGGCAAAACTTCTTTGACAGCGAACATCCGGTGTACGCCAAGACCGACGGCACTGGCGACGTTACGCCAACTTCCAACATTGTAGGTTCGTTAGACGATAACAGCCCGCCTTGGTTCTTGCTGTCGCTTTCCGGCAGTCTCAAACCGCTTATTCTTCAACAACGTACCACGCCGGAATTTGAAGAAATCACCGAGACCAAAAACGACAGGGTTTTCATGCAGGACAAATACCTGTATGGTATCCGTTACCGCGGCAGTTTTGGTTACGGACTTTGGCAGCAGGCGGTTGGTTCAAAAAGGGCGCTTACTGAAGACAACTACAAATCAGCCCGCGAGAAGATGCAAACTTTCAAGCGAGACGGCGGCGATCCGTTAGGTATCGTTCCGACCCATTTGATTGTCGGTCCGTCAAACGAAGCGGCGGCGCGCAAAATCGTGGAGGCGCAGTTCACAGCCAGCGGCGCTTCAAACATCTACTACAAGACAGCGGAATTGATTGTCATTCCGCATTTGGCGTAAGGGGTGCGGTATGAACAAAGACAAAATAAAGTTGCTGATTGAAAAGCTGAAAGCCGCTGATAAAAAAGCCCAGGAAGCGATTGTCGCAGAAGCAGGCAAAGAGAATAATCTTAAACCTGCCGATGTGTGGAAACTGCTTAAAGAAGAAGGCTTTGATACAGATGTGAAAGCGCCACCATCAGTACCTTCCGAAAAGAAACAATCTGTGATACTTCGGCATAAAACCGAATATCCCAAATACCGCCGAGCCGGTTTGATTCTGACGCAGAAGCCGGAAACCTACGAGGTAACCGAAGAACAACTTGCAATGCTCAAAAAAGACAAGTGGATTGAAATCGGCGACGGTAAAAAGGACGGCGACGGCAAATGATACCGTTAGTTTCCGCAGAGCAATTTCTTTCACGTATTCCTCGGTCTGCTATTATGCCGCTCAATGAATCGGATGAGACAGACACGGAAAGAATTGAAATTGCTTTGCGGGACGCTACGGGCATCATTACCGCAAATCTCCCTTGGCTTTTAGATAAAACAACAGGGGAGATTGCGCTTCCCGTCAATCCGCAGTTTGCCGATGCGCTTAACAGCATTTGCACAGACATCGCTCTGTACAGGCTGACCGATGCGGTTTCAGGAAGCGAGGACGCCCGGGAAAAATACCGTGACAATATGGGCTTGTTAAATAAAATTAACAAGGAATATCAAGGGGGGTTAGAAGGTCCCGGATTACAATCGTCTGCCGTTGTTACGCCTAACGAGGCGGAAGGTATTGAGGACGGCAGGTTTTTTCAAAAAGGCAGGATGTACTAATGGGCGCCGCTGTTGAAATCAAATTGCAGGAGATAGACAAACTCCAGCGCAAGCTTAACGAGTTTGTTTTATCAGGCGGTGATAAAGAGCGGCTCCTTAACAGTCTGGGCATGGTGATTGAGGAGCAGACCAAAGAACGAATTGATATAACCAAACAGGACCCGGACAACAAGAAGTGGGACCCGTGGAAAGAATCAACACAAAAATATATGCAAAAATATTTTCCAAAAGCCAGTTTGTTATACCGCGACCCGTCAGGAGGTTTGCTTAATTCTATTGAACACCAGATGAAGGGAAGCGACGCGGTACTTGTTGGATCTTCCAAGGAGTATGCAGGGTATCTTCAAGAAGGTACGAAGAACATGGTCGCTCGTAAATTTTTAGGCTTCGGTACTGACAATATTATCGAACTGCAAAACGCAGTTGACGAGTTTATGAAGGAGCAAGTTGCATGAAAATTATTACTTTAGTTGATGTTCGCGATGAAGCAATAAAACAGATACAAACCGCTTTTGAGAAAAATAAAAAATTGTACATAGCGGCGCATCCGGGTATGTTTGACGAAAAAGAAATCAGGCGGCTTGCTACCAAAACTCCGGCAATACTCACATCGTTTATGCGATATACCAACGAGGATCACACTGCTGAATTTGTCAGCTTTGTATTATACCGCTCCGACGGCAAGGATCTTTTGTATGACGGCGCGTTAAAAATTGTTTCAGCGCTCGTTCCCGTTATTGAAAATTTGGACGCTGAATGGAGTATCGGCAGCGGAAAGGATATTGCGGCGGAATGCTTATATTCCGGGACGCTTGACCAAATTAATATAACTCTCTGGGGAATCAAATGGAAATGGCACATAACGAATTTATTGCCCTATGAGGGCGAAGGCGGAATATTATTCCCCGATCTTGAATATTTTGAAGGCTACGATGCGACGCACGAAATTGGAAGTGCAGTCGCTGAAGATAAAGTAAATATGGAGGTTACAAATGCCGATACCGATTAGACAAATTCCGGCGAATCTGTTAGTTCCCGGACAGTACAACGAGATCGACAATTCCCTTGCAGGTTCGCAAGGCGATGTCAAAAAGGCTTTGATGATAGGGTATAAACTCGCCACATCAGAAGCCGAAAACGGAAAGCCGCTCAACGTGCTTTCGGCAGCGAAGGCTCATCAGCTTTTCGGATACGGAAGCCCTGCCGCTATTATGGCGGAAACATTCCTCGCACACAACAAAGTCGAAGAATTGTATGTGCTTCCTATTCCTGAACCGGAGGCAGGGACTGCGTGGAAAAAGCAATTTACGGTCAGTGGAAACGACGGTGCTCCGGGCGTAATTATTATTGTTGTAAACGGTCACATCTTTGAAGTTGCGGTTTCTGCTGGAGCGACTGCGGAAGCCGTCGCCGCCGCCATAACCGCAAGAATCAATGCGGAGATCACTCTTCCTGTCATCGCTGATGCAACCGCCGGTGTTGTTACAGTTTCGGCTAACGTTAAAGGCTCTGTTGGCAATTCCAACAGCGTCGTTATCTTCGGTTCAGGTGCAGGCGTTTCTATCGAAACAACAACCACAGTCGGAACCGGCGTTACCGACATCAAGCCGTTCCTGAAAGGGCTGGGCGAAGTCCGCTACAATTTTATCGCAAGCGATTTTTGCGACGCCGGAAATATCCGGGCAAGTTCCGATGAGCTTGAGTCACGTTACAGTGCAATGAGACAAATCGGCGGCAGAATGTACATTGCTCTGACAGGCGAGCTTGGAAGCAAGACCGATGCGGATACGATGTTGGCAAAAGCGAGTGAAGTCAATTCTCCGCACATCGTTCTCATTCCTCGCAGTACAAATCCCGATCTTCCCTGCGTCTGGGCGGCGGCATGGTGCGCGGTCGCTTGCCGTATACTTGCCGATGATCCTGCCGCCAATACTTACGATACCAAAGTACCCGATTTAATCGGCGACGTAGAATTTAACGCCGATGAACGGCAGAAACTCCTTGAAGCAGGTATCGCCACATACCGCCTTGATACAACCGGAAACGTGCTGATTGAACGGCTCGTAACCAGTTACACCGAAAACACAGACGGCGGACGTGATACAAGTTATCTTGATGTGCAGGTTGTTGAGACGGTAGACGCTGTCCGCACATACATCAACGCCGAGGCAAAGAAAAAATTCAAAAAATGGAAACTGGCAAGCACCGAAGAAAATTTCGGTTCAGGCGCAAGGGTAATGACCGCAGGCGTGTTCCTTTCTTTCCTTTCGGAATTGTATCAGGAAGTGTTTATCAAAGAAAAACAGTGGTGTCAGGATTTTGACGGCTACAAAAAATCTATCTTGGTAGAGATCAAAAAGGGAAGCAAAACCCGGCTTGAATACTCCCACCAGCCCAATCTGATAGGTCAATTCTATATCGGCGCGGGTCTGACACAATTCAAATAGGAGGCGGATTATGAAACTTGAAAGAGTACAAAGAGTTATTTCGTCAAACGTCGGCGAATTGCCGATTCAGGAAAAAGGAGCGACTTTCAAACCGGCAGGGGTTAAGCGAGAAACAAAAGCCGGTGAAGTGCCGGAGAACACCGGATACACTGAAAGCCAGACTTTTGCCGAACTTAAATTGAAACTTAATGCGACAGGTTCGCTTGGCGTTGAGGAACTTTCCAAACTTGGCGAGGATACACTCACCATTTTCACAACAGGCGGTAAACAATACATGATGCCTCGCGCTTGGGTAACCGAACCGGGAGAACTTGGCGACGCAGAAATGGATATTGTCTACAATTCCGGCACCAGTCCAAGACTGAAATAGGGGGATGTTATGGCAAAAAAAATTGAATTGAAACATCCTATCGTGGTCGGTGAATTGAAGGTTGCAGATGTAACAATTCAACGTCCTAAGACAAAAGATTTTATAGCTGTCGGTACTGCTCCTATTGAAAGCGCCGCCGCGGATGCCGCGCTGTTTTCTTCATTGTCCGGCTTGCCGATGTCCGTTGTTACGCAAATTGATATTGATGATTGGTCAATAATACGTACCGAACTCGCGCTTGTGTGGGCATCGTATTTTTCTTCAAAGGAATACGACGAAAACCCTACCAGCGCGGAGACGGTGAGAACTCCGCAAAAAGAGACAACGGAGATAAGCTAATACTGGAAGAAGTCTGCGACCGTGTCGCCGAGATGGTCGCAGAAATTCTTATGTTGCTCCCGGGCATGGATTTTTCAACACTCATGGATATGGAATGGGAGCAATTGTCTTTTTGGCATGATAAAGCTGTCAACGTAACAAAGGCGGCACGCGGAGGAAATTAATGCCGGAAATTAAAAGCGGCGTTACATTATCGCTGAAAGATATATTTTCACAGGGCATGAACAAAGCCGCGGGAGCGGCTTCCGGTTTTGCCCAAAAAACTCTCGGCGCAGTAGAAAAAGTAGACAAAGCTATTTCCGGTACAGCCGCAAAACTTGCGGCATTTGGCTTAACGCTTTCCGTTGGCGCCGCGGCAAAAGGCGTTATTGAGATGGATCATCGCATGACGCGGCTCGGTATATCCGTGAATGCGTCCGCGGAACGAATCTCCAAAATGAAAAGAGCTATTTTTGATGTCGCCCAGGCTTCAGATGTAAAAATTGATCCTGATAAAATTATAAGCGGAATTGAAGTTGTTATTTCCAAAACCAGCGATTTAAAATACGCCGAGGATAACATCAGAAATATTGCCCTCGCAATACAGGCGACAGGCGAATCCGGCGAATCAATGGGTGATCTTTTTTCTGAATTCAGAAAGTTTGAATATTCAACCGAACAAATATCATCGCTTATGGATGATATGGTGGCACAGGCTAACCAAGGCGCTTTTTCATTAGCCGATTTTGCGAAAGCAGCTCCGCAAATATTTTCTTCGTTAGAGGCAAATAAAATAGGAGCCGTACCGGAGAATATAAAAAGCGTTAACGCCGCTTTACAAATCATCAATGCCGGAGCAAAAAATTCAACTAAAACGTTTACCGCTTTCAATTCCGTATTTGGAGAAATAACCGATCCCGCAAAACAAAGAGATCTAAGAAAGTTGTTAAAGATAAATGTTAAGGATTCAAATGGAAACCTTAAAGACTTTAACGATATTATGTTTGAGATTGCCGAAAAAGCAAAAGATCCTCGTAATGCCAATGTTCTTAACAAAATATTTAATACATCTTCAATGCAGGCGATACGTTCTTATGTTTCGCACGGTGAAAAGATGAAGGATACTTTGACCAATCTCGGTGATACCACGGGTTTATTGCAAAAACAATCCGCGGCAATGGCGAATACTCTGCAATCAAATCTAAAAAATCTGCAAACCGCTTTTAATAGTTTTGCCGATACCAACTTAACAAAGCCGCTTGCCCATTTAACCAGACTTTTGAATAAACTTTCCGAAGACCCTGAACGATTAAAAAAAGTATTTACCGGAATCGCCGTTGGAATTGGAGCGATAGCGGCAGTCAAAGGCATTGCCGGAATATCACGGCTTGTTGGCAGTTTAACGCAGTTGAAAAGCGGTAAAGTAGATATTGCAGGCTCTTTGAACATGGCGACGGCTATGCCGGTATATGTAACCAACTGGGGCGGCGGAACTCCGGGAATAGGCGCCGGCGGACAGCTTCAACAATTAAATCCACAATTAAAAGGATCGCCGCCGATGCCTACACCAAAACAAATGGCTGGTGTAGGCATCGGCGCGGGATTGTCTGCAGCCGTTGTAGAAATTCCCAAAATGTTAAACGAGTTAGACACAATAAAAAAAGACGAAACTTTAACATCAAAACAACGAGGTAAAGCCAAAGGCGGAGCTATTGGGAACGCTTCCGGTAGTATTACCGGAGCTGCAGGCGGAGCTATTGGGGGATCAATACTAGGCGCCATAGCAGGAGGCGCAATAGCAGGCACAGCAATTGGAACCGCAGTGCCCGGACTTGGTAATGCTGTAGGTCTTTTAGTTGGTGCTGGTGTTGGCGCGGCTGGTTATTTCTTGGGCGGTAAAGCCGGACGTGCTATTGGCGGAAAAATAGGTGAGTCTATGGCAACTGATGATTCGGAATCACAGACAAACAAAAAAACAGATTGGCGTGACTCTCCGAGCCAAAA